CTTAAAACGCCATGTAATTCTGCTGCGTTGTTAAGAACTTGAGGACTAGCTTCGAAATTTGCTACAAGATCTGTATTAAGTGTTGTCATAATTATATACTCCTATTGATTATGCTTCGTGACATGGAATTTGAAAAATTGCTTTTTCTTCCATACGAACTGCGCCCAAATCCATACAGTAGTAAACTTGTGTACTGTAAGATTTGTCAGCTCTTTCAGAAATGTTTGCTTTAACGTCTTTACCGATAGCTAATTTAATAGCATCTTCAGTATAAGCAAAAATTAATCTGTCATCTGTGTTAGTTGCATCCAACGGTAATCTATTGGACATAATGAACTCAAAACCCAAGAATGAATTTATATCACCTTGTGCAAGAGCCTTAACAGTATTGAAGTCAGAAGATGTAACTTGAGTTACAGCTAATAGATCAGCTACTTGTTGAGGACCACATACAAGGTATCTTTTTCTTGAAGGATCGATGCTATTATTATCAAAGTTTTTCTTCGCTGCTATAAGTTTAGCAATAGTCAAACCATCTGATTGATCTGATGTTGCAAACTTTTGCGTTGAAGGTAAAGCTGTTGATGTTGCACCAGCTACGCCAGTTGAAGCAGAAGCATTCATAGCTGTAATGATTACATCATCCATAGCTCTATTCATTGCTGCTGCTGCGTTTCTTGCATAAGCTGAAGTTGGATCTACCAACATTCTTATTTTATCGCTATCATCAATTAGGTCTCCCCACTCGTATGATGCTAGAGATACTCTTCTTCTGCTATGTGGTGTCAGTTGTGTTCTTTATAGATTTTTTAATTACTATATCTGTATATCGCTATACAGCTCAGACTATATCATCACTATAAATAGTGTTCGGCACTCTTGGATGTATTATTGTTTCCTCAACATCTAGTCGTTGAACCTTCTAAATACCTTTTAAATTATTTAGCTTGGCTGCTGATTGTCTCAAAAGAGAGTTTCCAGCAATTCACCGAATTTTAAATCAACTACTTTTTAATCGATTTGTGGTGTATCTCCGTGTCTTGAAGTACGAAGTACAGCCGCTGTAGAATCAATTTGTTCAAAGAACCCATTTTTTCCTACGATACTTTCCTCATCAACAGAAGATCTTAATTTACTACCCATTTGTTGAGACAGTAAAGATACATTCGAAGAATATTGTTCAACGAATGAAGTTGTTATTTGTGAACTCATAATAAGTTCCTCCTCTATTGTGTTAGTTTAACTTTAAATTAAACGGAAAATTATCCTTGCGGATTTTCCTGAAATTTACATCTTCAGATGTTAGTCTTTCCTAACGTCAACAAAGGTCTTGTGGATTGTCTTTGATTTTATTTACTTAACCGAAGTTAAGCAAAACTGTTAAGCTTCTACTTCGTTATTTTTCTTACGAATAAGAGCTGCTACTTCTTCTACTGCAACAGAATGAGCTGGATGTTTTTTATCCCAATATGCTGATCCTGGTTGTTGCAATGAAGCAATTTGTTTTGTTATATCATTAGTTGTCATGTAGTCAGGAGCGTCTCCTTTAACAATATCATCCTCTGATAATTTTTCAGATAGTTGAGCAAATGCTTTTACTATTTTTGGATTATCTCCAAGTTTACTGCCATCTGCTAACATTGTCGTATTTAAAAAATCTGCACCTAATGTAGCTGTTGCTAAATTTTTAGCTCCAGTTATTCTATTATCAAATGTAGATCCAAACTCTTGACGGAGTTCTTGCTCAGATATTTTTCTAGCTTCTTCAGCTTTTATATTCTGATCATTAACACCTTGATTAATAACTTCGTTATAATACTTCATAATACCGTCTGCTTGGTTTGGAAGTAATCCTAACTTTACAGCTTCTTCAGAAAAACTTTTTAAAGTATCTTCTGGTACTGCATGACCTTCAGGTAAAGAATATTTATAAGCTTCAGCAGTCTCTGGACTACCTAACTTTTTATATACTTGTTTCCAATCTTCATCGGTTGCGTGTTTATTTGGTACTGCAATCTTATCTAAACCTACTAATTTTTGTGAGTGTAGATATGATTTAACAAAGTCATCCATCTTATTAAAATTTTGTAATGACTTCTCTTCTCTATATTCTTCTGGAATAAGAGATTGAAAATCAACAGCTGGTGCTTCTGGTGTTGTAAGCGTTGCTGTTGTTTGTGGTGGTTGTTCTGCTGTAAGCGTAGTAGTTGTCTGCGTTACATCAGGTTGAACTACTTGTTCAGTTGTCTGATCCATAGATTACTCCTTGTGATTGATCATGCTTTTTATAAATAACAGAATAGTTCTCTGTCCTTCAAAAAAAGCGGTTTCGTTTGGTTCGTTCCTACTAAATGTTGATGAGTTGTAGAAACATCTTTTTTCAAGATCATCCATGACTGCTTTGCCATCGTTTGATCCAAAAGCTGCTTTATAATTTTTTATTAATTCTTTTATTTTTTTATTGCTGTTCTCGTTCTGCATTAGATACCGCTTGTACTGCTGGTGCTACATTTCTAGCCATTTCACTTTCAGCCATATTTTGTTGCATTTCAGCTTGTTGATTTTGTGCTTCAGCTTTCTCTTCTGCTATTTGTTGGACTTCTTCATCCGATCTAATCATCGTTGCTGGTAATCCAAGAATTTTAATTAAGTTTTTAATCAATCCAGGAGGATCAATATAATCTAAAGTTGTTGGTGCTAATTGAGATATATTACCAAATAGT